CTTATTTAGCTTGTGCTGAGGCACTTAAACTAATTAAAACAAAACCTAAATATAAAAAGATTTTATTGGTTAAATCTGTAATACAGTTACCAGGTGAAGAATTAGGTTTTTTACCGGGTGATTTGAAAGATAAGTTGGACCCTTATATGATATCATTCATTGATAACTTTGAAAAGATTATTGGTGAATCATTAACTAATAAATTACGTGAGTTAGGGTTAATACAGATACAACCACTAGCGTTTGTTAGGGGAAGAAGTATAGATAATACAATAATCGTTGTTGATGAGGCACAAAACATATCTATACAGAATATGAGAACCCTTATGACGAGGATAGGTGATAACTCCAAGATGGTTATTCTTGGTGATGTTAAACAAAAAGATATTAAGAACCCTAAAAATAGTTCATTAGAAGTTGTGATTGATAAGTTTGAAGGTATAGATGGTTTTGGTTGTGTTTCACTTAGAAACCCTGACGATGTAGTTAGAAACCCAGTAATCAAAATAATCGAAAAGGTTTTTGAAGAGTTAGAAGGATAAATTTATGTATAAGTACGTATTAAAAAATATGTCTGGTGAAGTAATAAACACCACTAAACAGAGTTCATTGGAAGAAGCTATAGAATATTTTTCTAAAGTAAAACAATTACCTAAGAAAGAGATATTCAAAATTTATAAAATAGAAAAGGTATGAAAGTAGGTATTACAATAGATGGTGTTATAAGAGATTTCATAACAAAGTTTGAGTCAGTTTATGATAAATATTACCCAGTGGATATAGATGAATCGGAAGAAGAAACAGAAGAATTACCAGAAAGAGATATAAAAACTTTAGATTTATTAGACTATTTTGAATTTTCAGGTGGTACAAAGGAACTTAATGAGTTTATGTATGTAGACGCTGCGTTAGAGATTTTCGGTCACGCAGGTGAAGTTAAATTAAATAGTGTAGAACACCTAAACCAACTACATAATATAATTGAAGATTTAGGTCATACACCAATTGTTATTAGTAAAGAGTTAAATAATAGCAAACCAGCAACTTTATTCTTTTTATCTAAATTATCCTCTAAAATAAATAATATAATATTTGTTAGAGATTATGATAAAAAATGGGATCATGTTGACATACTAATAACAGCCAACCCTGAAACGTTGAAATCCAAAACATCGGGCAAGATTTCAATAAAGGTAATAAACGAATATAATAAAAATATAGATTCTGATTACACATTAGTCGATTTAAAAGAGTTATTAGACGATAGAAATACTTTAGAAAAGATATTAAGTACGGAAACTGTTGAGTTTGAAGATATAAATTAATAAATTTTAAGTGTTTACTTAAGGGGATACTTATTTTACATTTTTTAAAAAAACATATGGATAATATTTTATTAGAGATTGGAGGAAAAGAATTTTATTTAGACATTGATGCAATGTCAGAAGCAGTTAAAATAGATAATGAGTTGGATGCCACAGTAGAGGCACCGGAAAATATCACACAAGCTACCTTACAAATAGATGTTGCAAAATACGAAATGTATCGAGACCTTGTAGGTACATTATTAAGTTGTGTTGAAGTGATAGATGATAAAATGGGGATAATGGCGTTAAATTCGTTGCCGATACCCTTTAAATTATCTTTTAATACATTACTAATGAAAGGAATAATAAAAGAACTATAAAAAAATGAAATTATGAGTGAACAAATTAATGCGATAAATGAGTCAATAAAAAAAATAACCGATAAAAATTTCGGTATTTATTTTTTCACTCTAGACACTAAAGGTAACCCCACTGCTGGTGTTGCAACTATATATGAACATGTTAAACTATTAAGAGAATTAGGGTTTAACGCCCAAATCCTTCACGATAAAAATGATTATAAACTTAGAGAAGATGAAACTGGTATTGGTATCGCTGAGTGGTTAGGTGAAGAATACGCCAATTTACCACACATTTCTATAGAATCACAAACATTGCAAGTTGGGCCATCGGACTTTGTTGTTATACCGGAAGCATTCGCTAGCGTTATGAAACAAACATCTAAATTTCCTTGTAAACGATTAGTTTTTCTACAATCGTATGAATATGTGTTTGAGATGTTAGAAATTGGTGAGAATTGGCAAAATTTTGGAATTAATGAGGTTATAACCACAAATGAAAACCTTAAAAACTATATAGAATCGATATTTAGAAATTTATCAACTGAAATCGTTCCTATATCAATTCCATCATACTTCAAAGAAAATGAAAAACCAAAGATACCTACAGTTGCATTATCAGCTAGAGATAAAAGAGAAGTATTAAAAATAGTTAAAGTATTTTACCAAAAATATCCACAATATCAGTTCATCACATTTAGAGATATGTCTGGATTACCTAGAGAAGAATTCGCTAAGGAGTTATCCAAATCCTTTTTAAGTGTATGGGTTGACGAATTAGCTAGTTTCGGTACATTCCCAATAGAATCTATGAAATGTGGAACACCTGTTGTTGGTAAGATACCTAGAATGGTTCCTGAGTGGATGGGTGCTGTGGATGAAAATGGTAATTTAAATTTAAATGATAATGGTATATGGACAGCAAATTTAAATGCGATACCAGATATAATTGCGACAATAGTTGGGTTATATTTGGAGGATGCTATCCCTACTAATTTATTAGAATCGATGGAAGAGTATAAATCTAAATATACTCAAGATGAGATGAAAGAATCTATTAAAGACGTATATAATAGAATTTTTGGTAGACGAATAGTTGAACTGAAAACCATTGCGGAAAAAGAACAGGAGAAATTAAACGCTACACCTGAATTACAAATTGAAAAATAACAAAAAATAAAAATTATTAAATATGTCCAACAATATAACAGTAATATTACCAATACATGAGATACAAGAAAATACAGAAACTTTATTAAAAAAAGCAATAACTAGTATCGCAACACAATCAGTTAAACCTAAAGAATTATTAATAGTTAGGTCTAAAGATAAAAAACTTAAAACACTACTTGATAAGTTTGATTACGGTGAGATAAAAGAAATAACTAGGGTGGTTGAGAATACAAATGGTGACTATGGGTTCCCATCACAAATGAATTTTGGTGTTAGTAAATGTGATACTGAATATTTTACATTTTTAGAATATGATGATGAGATGTCCCAAATATGGATCAAAAATGGTGTAGAATATCTAAATGCATACCCTGAAGTTGGGGTTTTTCTACCTATAGTATTTGAATGTGATGAAAATGGTCAATTTATTTCTTTTACAAATGAAACTATATGGGGTAAAAATGTAAGTGAAGAGATGGGGTTATTAGATAATAATACACTACAGAAGATTCAGAATTTTAATTTCGATGGGATGATTGTTAAAAAATCATTATATGAAGAAAATGGTGGTATAAAAACACATATGAAATTAACGTTTACATATGAATTCCTATTAAGAATGAGTTACTTATCCATACCAATTATGGTAATACCAAAACTAGGTTATAAACATACTAACAATAGAAAAGATTCATTATTTGATCACTATAAAAACACTGTAGATGTAATGGAAAGTAAGTTTTGGGTTAATAAAGCTAGAAAAGAATATTTTTTCACTGAAGATAGAGAAATAACATACGAACTAGAAACAAATTAATGTCCGAAAAACCCAACAGTAAAAGGGGTAGAAAAAGGACAACTAATTTATACTTTGGACCAGAGCAAGAAAAAGCTGTTGTTAAATTTCTAACCACCGATGATTATGAAGAAAGAAATAAAATATATAATACATTTTTAAAGGCGCCACTAAACAAAATGATAGAATCTATCATTAGGCGGTATAAATTATATAGAAAAGATTATACTTATGAAGACATTCATTCTGATACTCTTTCTTTTTTAGCAACAAAGATGGAAAAGTTTCAACCATCTAGGAATAAAAAAGCTTACTCCTATTTTGGTACCATTTGTAAAAATTATCTATTGGGTCAGTTATTAAAATCCGATAAAAAGATGAAATCTGATTTATCATATGAAGATATGTACTCAACTGTGGAGAAGATGGACGATTACATATATAATATAGAAGATGAAGATAAAACACCGCTGGATGTTTTTATAACGGAAATATCATCGAGTATTAAAGAAGAATTAGATAGTTTAAAAATTAGTGAAAATGAAAAGCGGGTAGGTAACGCGTTAATTGAGGTTTTAGATAATTGGGAAACAATCTTTGAACGAGTAGAAAGTGGTAATAAATACAACAAAAATTTAATATTGTCCTATATAAGAGAGATATCTGGTCTCACCACTAAAGATATTAGAGTATCTATGAGAAGATTTAAAAAAATATATTCTGTGTTAAAAAATATTAAGATAGATCAAGGATCATTATAAAAATATTAATCTTTGATATTTATAGTAAAAGGAAACTTATGTCAAGACCAAAAAAAACTAAGATACATTTAGATAAAGATAGTTTACGTGAGTTTATGCAAGAAATTTATAATGATTGTAGTAATATGATGAATAGTGCTCGTAAAGAATTAAATGAAAGAAAAAATCGGGCTGAAATAGATGATATTAATGATGAATCTATGATAGGTAAAGTTAATAATGATACGTTAAAATTAATTGATTCTACTATTGATAAGAAGTTATCACTAGCAAAGTTACAAAGTCAAATAGTATCAGATAATAGATCCTCTAATGATGAAAATGTTAGTGATGTAACATTTTCAGAAAAAGATAAAGACACGTTAAGAGAGTTATTTAATGAAAAACAATCAAAAGATGATATAAAATATGATTTAGATTAAATGGGAGAAGGAGCACAAAATAGAATATGTGATACTATAGAAGATATACGCGAACAGAAACAATGGGTTTTAGATAAAATAAAAGGAATTAGATCTTTTTGTGCTGGACCACCTTTTTTAAATATTGACGCATCATTACCATCTATTAATGTAAATTTTGCAGTTATTAATTTTCTTAGGGACATTATGGCTGTTTTAGGTAATTTAAAAATAGATGAGATAAGGGCATTAATTGTCGACTGGTTGGTTAATAATTTACAACCTTTACTAGAAAGATTGGGTGACATTATAAAAGAAGCAATAAAAAAATGTTACACTTGTAAGATAAACCCTAAGATACCTGAGTGGTTATTCGATGTGGGTTTTAATGTAGAATTGGAACAAATAGATAGAGATTGTATGTTTAAAACTGCGCCAGACTCAATAGGTGGAAAATTTTTATATGATGGTGGGGGTGATATGAACAGATTTTTATATGATAGAATCCAAGATAGTAATGTACCTCAGACATGGAGTGACCCAAAAAGTAACAATCCAATAGTATCTGTTACATTTATTGAGCAAGGAGGGAATGTTTCTACCACCACCCCCGGAGCTCAACAAAACGAGAACCCCAGAAATAATGTTTTTAATGTTAAAATTGACCCTTCATATAGTGGAAAGTCTTTAACCACATTTACTAATGAATATGTAGGTAGTCAATTCCCACCTTTTGATATATCGAAAGTTATTCCTGCTACTATAGATTTACTATATGGTTCGATAACTAGTAACGTAGATATGTCAACTGGATGTGTAACTAAAAAAATTGAGTTTGAGAAAGGGTTAGAAAAAATGATAGATAACGGTCTTGACGATCCAGAGGTGGTGGTAGATGACACGTTTTTTGAATTCTCTTCTCCGGAACTAAAAAATATAAAGGAGGCAGTGAGAAACAATAAAAAGGGTGTTAGACCATTTACTGAATGTTGTAGTAAAAAAACGGCATCAGTTAGTATAGAATCATTAACAGAATTAAATGATAAATTAAGTGACCCTAATATGAGTAATTCTGAAAAAGCTGGTGAAATAGATAAGTCTATGAGGAGTATGTCAGAACAAAGCGCTAATAATGTTAATTCTGGGGATGTAGATAAGGCAAGAAGAGATTTTATTGGTAATTTTTTAAATAGTTTATCTATTGTAACGACTAAATTAACACTATCACCCAAGGTTAACGTACCTATAATTATGATGGGTTACTTAGTTGAAAATAAAAGTAGATACACCTCTACTGGAGAATTTTTAAAGTTTAATGCATGTATTATCGGTAACATATTAGGTGAACTATTAAGGAAACTAATATATGAACTTTTGATTCCTTTTATTTTAAAAAATTTAAAACCAATAATAATATGTGCGTTAAAATTTATTGTACAAGAGAAATTAAAAATTCAGAAGTTAACCTTGGAAAGTTTATTAGTTAATGTTAATATACGGGAGGAAACAAAGGATAAAATTAAAAAAACTATGGGTAATGTAAAAGATGCTGTGGGTAAAGTAGGAACAGCACTAAATAAAGTTAATTTACCAGTTCCAGCAATTGGTTTAGGTAATTCTAAAAAGGGTGAATCTAAAGGTGGTAAATTTTGTGAATAAAAATATGTAATTATGGCAGCAATACAAAGTATAAAAACAGTACTTGGATTTTTTAAGGGGTTAATGACACTATACTCGCCACCTGCACCTATAAATAAAGAAATTATACGGGCGGGTGTCCCAGTAAATAAAACTGGTATTAGTCCATTGAGAGTGTATAATGAGATTAAAACTAGAAAATCGGAAGCGGGTGTACCTAATACACCATCAGAAGAGGATTTAAGGATGGAAAGAATTAGGGTAGAAGAAATATTAAATGAATTAATTGCTAACGCAAAAGTAGAGATAGTGATCCCACCCTATGCGGTTCAAGTTACTGTTTATGCAGGTGTTCCAGGTCAATCACCACCAATAGGTATTGGAGTTAATGATGTACCATATGTTGGCACAATAAAAGGTTATGGGATTATAAGGTAATGGATATTAAAGTAGAACATATGGATTGGGGTAATAAATCTAATAAAAAAATAAAAGAAGAATTAGAATCTTTAAAACATGGTCATATCGCACTTAAAAATAAAATAGATACTCTTTTAGAAAATTTAATGGACATAGAAAAAGAATATTATTTAGGTAATACAATATTAAACAAACGACATAAAGGTATAGAATAAATGGGAGATAGATATAAAGATAGTAGAGATAATAAAACTATACCAATGATAAGGGTTGGTGAGGTTATTAGTGCGGTAGACTCGAAAAGAACTGGTAGAATACAATGTAGAATAGAAGGGATAGATAAAGATGTGTCCGATGCAAATTTACCATATTGTGTACCCCTACTACCAAAATACTTAAATATATTACCAAAAGAAGGTGAGATAGTTTTTCTTTTTCAATACGAGAGTAGACACGTTGCAAAGTATGCAGAATACCAAACCCAAAGATTTTGGATTGGTCCTGTTGTATCTGAAATAACTAAATTAAATTTCGACCCTAAAAAAAGTGCTAGGTCATTAATGTCAGACGGTCAACTAAAATTAAGTAATCCCGTAGGTAAGGATTTTCAGGGGTCATACCCAGATAAATTAGATATAAGTTTACAAGGTAGAAATAATGCTGATATAATTTTTAAAGATAAGGGGGATCAAAATGAGAATGGTGAAATATGGATAAGAGCTGGTAAATTTATAGATACACCCGAAAGAAATGAATTTAATAATAAAGATCTTGGGTATATACAACTTAAATATGGTGGAGAACAATTAAAAAGGACAACAGAGGAAAAAGTAATAACTAATTATGTGTATGATGATGCAAAAACATTAATAAATGTTAAAATTAATACACAAACACAAGGAACTGACCCAAATACATTAGCTGGGGGTTTAACACCTAACGAATATATTTTAAATGTTGGGGATACTATTGTAGAAATAAAGGTTACAAATATATCAACAAAGGAACAAATTGCGGAAATGTTACCCACCACCTTCCCTAATAGAGAATCTGCGATAATTGCCGCACAAACATTTATAACAACATTTAAAATCGGGAATTGGAAACTAAAATCTAACTCTAATGAAGTATTGAAAGCCAACGGTGGTGATGAAGCAGTACTAAACCAAGTCGCATTTTTTTCAGGTGCAAAAAAAGAAGTTAAAAAAACCATTAAAGTTATTAAACTAATACCAGATAAAGATAAAAAATCTAGTGTATTGAATGTGGTAGCTAGTAAAATTAATTTAATAAGTCACGATGGTAACCATACGTTTGATTTAACTAATCCAGAAAGTTTAATCACTGATGAAGTTCAAGAAAAAATAAATAATGAAGCCCATCCGTTAGTGTATGGTGATAAATTAGTAGAATTTTTAGAATTAGTAAAAAGATACGTATCATTACATATACATAATTACCATGGTATGCCTTCCACAGATTTACCTAATAAAATAAATGTTTTAAATTTTGACTTAGATAGTATATTAAATAAAAACATTAACAGTAATTAGTATATTTATATATAAAAATGGTAACTAGAACATACATAGATAAAAACAACACATTAATTAAGGATACTATTATTAATACTGGTAGAAACCCTATCGCTGAATTATATTATGGTGGTAGTGAATCGACCACTAATTATACTAGACATTTATTATATTTCGACATTGATACATTACAAACACAATATAATAATGGTGAGCTAGGAGATTTATCCAATGTGGTTCACACACTTAAAATGTGTAATAGTTCTTTTTTTGACGCAGACCTACAAGCACAAGAATTATTAGATAGTAAACGAAGAACTTTCTCATTTGATCTGGTATTATTTAGAGTTAATAAATCATGGGACGAGGGATGTGGATACGACTACCAAAGAATATTTAAATCGGGAGATAAAGATAGGGGTGTAGTTGAATCTTCAGATAACATAACTTTTGTTGAAGGTGCTAGTAATTGGTTAAATTCTACAACAACAACTTCTTGGGATGACGGTGGTGTTTATTCAGGGTCACCATCAGCAATTACAATAACCACACAACATTTTGATAAAGGTAATGAAAATATCGAAATGGATATGTCCGATGAGGTTAATAGTTTAATTACTGGTGGGACAACAAATTATGGATATGGTATTGCATTTGAGAGAGATTTAGAAATACTTATTAAAAATCCCGCACAGTTCGTTGGGTTTTTCAGTAGGCATACCCAAACATATTACGAACCATTTTTAGAAACCACTTATAACGATACGGTTATAGATGATAGAAAAAACTTTTATAGGGGTAAAACAAATAAGATATACCTTTATAGTAATTTAGGTGGTGAACCAACTAATCTCGATAATAACCCTAGTGTTACCATTTATGATGAATCTGGTAACGTATTTTCATCAATAACAACCGCACAAACAGTACATGTAACCACAGGTATTTATTACGCTGAAGTATTTGTACCAATAACGCAAGAGGATGGTTGTTTATTTATGGATACTTGGGGCGATATTAATATAGGGGGAGTTAATCGACCAAATGTATCATTAGAGTTTGAAATTAAGGATGACACTGATTATTACAATATCGGTGATAATGAATCACTACCAATAGATTACGCAATATCATTAAGTGGTGTTAAAAGGGATGAAAAGATTAAAAGAGGGGACAAAAGAAAAATATTAGTTTCAGCAAGAATACCATTCACCATTAATCAAAGTGAAGTTATTGATGGTTTACAATATAGGTTATGGGTGAGAGAAGGGAACACACAAGTTAACGTTATTGAATGGGAAGATATTAATAGAGCTTACCTTAAAAATTACTTCGTTTTAGACACTTCTTGGATGATACCTAATGAATACCATATAGACATCAAATTAACCTCTAATTTACAAGTTAAAACACTCACAGACTCTATTAAATTTAATATAGTTAATCAAGTGGATCAACTACATTAAGTTCGTCATGACTCAAGATCATCGGGTGGTACCAAACCAAAAGTCATACTTTCTATTTTCTCCAATACGTCATTTAAAGAGTCAGTAAAAATTTTATAGATACCACCTTTATCTAATGGAGAGGGCATAGGAATATCAAAACTCATCATATTAATTTCACTACTCTTATTCCGCCTAATAGTAGAATCCCCAACAGCATATGTTACGTCAAACTTAACATGTGTATCCATTTTAGGGTGACCTTTTTCAATGTATGGTATAAATTTAATAGACACCGACAGAGTATTTTTATTTGAGACATCGTAAAATTCCCGCGTATTTTCTCTATCTGATACATCCCTTAGTTTACGATTTTCCATTGGGATGTATAAAGTAAATCCCGCAGGTCCTTCCCATAATGTAACACTATCTTTAATGGTAAATAAACCTTCTTGTGAAATTATATGATCAGGGTCTTCCCATGTTGTGGTTATATCCCCAAGTGTTTCATCCCTACCTTCTATATATGGTTTTAATAATTGTTGTATTACTCTCTGATAAAGATATCCCCTATCTTCTTTTTTATAGATTGATTCAACTTCTTCATATAATCTATCGCCGTACCACCAATGAGTTAAAGATAGGTCATATGCTTGATCATAAGGAATCCCCATTTCCTCAATTAGAAATGCTGCACCATCCCATCTGTTATAACTAGAGTCATAACCACCAGCACCGAATTTCTTTTTTAATGTTTTTAACATTTTTTTTTCTTGTGGGGTAAATTCGGAAGTAGAATCTATTAATTGAGCTTCTAATAACACATCTTTTTTCTTAATTCTCATATTGGATCTAATTTAATAATAAATATCTTATAAAACAAAAAAAGGGGTAGAAATAAATCCACCCCTTTTTAAAGTTACTTATAATCTAACTAAGACTATCTCAACTCATTGATGTCAAATGTAACAACACCATCAACAGTCAACGCTCCATAGAAACGGTTATTAACCATTTTCTTAGCGTATCTTGTCATTATCCCCTTCGTTGGTGCGAAGTTGAATGGGTTTTGTAACGTTGGAGTCAATTGTAATGGTACGTAAGGTGCATAAATGTACCCAGTATCCAATAACGATTTTCCTTTATGTCCAACAATTATTGAGTTAGCTGGTGCGTAAGGGTCACGATACACTGTGTAACGTCCTCCTAATGAACCTACTTTCTCAATACCCATGTTGTATTGATCTTGCTCTGGAGATGCATTTGATACGTGGAAGTATTCTAAGTCATCAAAAATAGCTGATACCTCAGAAGATACTACAACGAAGTTAGCACCACCCCTTAGAGTTGATTTATGAATTTGAGCTGATAACTGATTAATTTTAGTAATCAACGTTTGATTCCACTCTTTTTGAGTGTAAGCGTTGAAACCACCACTAGCAGTTCGTTTCCAACCATTGTAATCCCATCTCAATTGCCAAGCTGCACCTACTCTTAAATCTCTAAGAATCTCTCTGTCGATTTCAGCTGCTACTTGTTCAGATAATAAAGCCGTTAATTCAGCTTCAGCATCAATGTTATGGAATGCACTAACATCTTGTGCTAGTTCAGGAGACCAAGTTGCTCTCAACTTTCTCTCTGTTACAGAAACAACAACCTCATCAAGTTCGAAAGATACTTCTCCCATTTCAGTTGCATATTCTAAAGATGCATATGTCATCCAGTTTACACTGAATGTTGCCGTTGTTGTTGATGCGGTACTACCACCAATGTAACCATCGAAGGTATTTGCATCACAAGTAACACAAGCTGGTGTTGTAAGATCCACTTCAACTAGTAAACAACCAGCTGGTGTGCAAATATCACCGTAATCAACAATACCTTTTCCGTATTTTTGAGCTACTAATCTAAATGGTACGTTAGCATTGGCTGCAATAACTACATTACCACTACCGTCACCTGCTAATATTGGACTAGCACCATTTACTACGTGTAATGAAGCTAAAAATGCTTCAGTATCCATTTCATTACCATCAGCACCAACCATTCTACCAGCACCTGTACCAGTAAATCCAGTAATACAGAAAGTTAAATTTCTCATACTACCATCAGCCGCTAAAGGTTGATCAGCAAACGCTGTATCAACAGTTTGACCGTTAGCACTTAAGATAACTGGATTAATTCCACCATCCGTATATATTGTTGATTGTCCTTTAGATGCATCAAATAATCCATCATTATAGAAAATATCATAAAGATTCTTTTCTTGAAATACTGATAGTGTGTTACCACCACAAGCTGAAAATACACATTCCTGATTTGACAATGCTGGTCCGTTTAAGGCTGCATGATTCCTACCAGTTGTTTTCGGTACAAAGAAGAATAATTTACCAATCGGCATATTCATAGCTTGTACAGAAACGATGTCATTAGCCAATAATTTAGAGAATACTCTCCTTACAATTGGAAAAACAACTGTTTCGAATGAACCTGATGAGTTTGAACTCGTAGATTCGTTTAAAAGAGCTGATGCTTGGTTTTCATATAACTGAGCAATGTTCTCTTTTACGTGACCTTTTAAACCTTCTAGGAAACCAATTTTGTTCCACTTCGAAATAGTTTTAGATCTTATTTGTTTCAAGTGTTCAAGTCCGATATTTCCGACTTCACCTGAGTTTAATAAATGTCCCATTTTTTTTGAGTTTTAATTTATATTATTATTATTATTATGATATCCTTTTCATTAAATCTTTAATCGCTACGATTTGTGGATCTACATATGCTGTAGATTCGTTCAAATCAGAAGATGAAGATTTAACAGTTTTAGTTACTTTTTTCACTACTGATTCAGTAATTGGTGTTTTCCTACTCAATTCTGATTTAATAGTTTTATAAATAGATTTAGAACCTTTAACACTATCAGCTTCATCGAACCTCTTTAAGATGCTCATTTTTTCTTTTTTAGTGGTAGAATGTTCAGTAAACAATCTATTTACGTATGCTAAATTTGTATTGAATAAAGCAACTTCATTAAGTTTATCTTTGAATACGTTAAGAGCTCCTTTGTATTCTTCATTTTTGCTCTTAAGTTCTTTGTATTCTTTCATTATTTTAGAATCAGCTACTTTGCTTACATTCTTAGGTGTTTTTCTCCTTTCAGAGATTGGTCTACGTGGTTTTCTCATTTCAGAGATTGGTCTACGTGGTTTACGAGATTCTGCTTGTCTATTTCTATGTCCACCTTTTCTTTGGTATCCTTTAGTCCTAGCAAGTGTATGATCTTCTTCCAAAGGCTCATCATCATCGTATCCTTGATCGTCTTCCAAAGATTCATCGTCATCGTATCCTTGATGATCATCTTCAGTCATTTCGATTTCATAAATGGTTTCTTCCTCCATTTCATCTCCACAACCTTCTTCTAAGTTTTCACAACCTTCCGACATTCCATCCATTTCTTCCATACTTTCCTTAATGTAATACTCCGCACCTGTTTCGTTATCTGTTAAGTGAATTCCACCTTCATCTTTGATTACTTCTACTTCGTCATCATCGCTCATTGCTTTGAAAACTTTAAGTACTTCATGATCAGATGCCATAGTCAAATCTATTTCATCATCAGATGCCATAGTCAAACCTATTTCATCATCAAACTCATCATCAAACTCACCATCAGTAGATAACCCCATAACCTCAACATCCCCATCGGGTAAATCAAGATCCAGATCCAATAATTCCAATCCTAAGTCATCTTGATTATCTTCAAGTTCCTCAAAATCATCTCCAGAGACAACATCGTCAACTGGCACTCCATCCTCATTTTCATCGGACCCTTCTATATCGATTTCAAATTCTTCGTCTTCTTCTTTCAGAGACGACTCCACGATACTTTCAATTTCTTGCTTCATATGAGTGGCAAGTATTTCTTTCGTATTGGCTTTTAAGGCATCCTCTAAAGACTTAGCTTCTAGCAAAGCCTCTTCGATGATTGATTTTCTTTTTGTAGCCATTTAATTCTTTTTGTTTATTTTATATTATTAGAATATTTTATTTTGGCACTAATGTACCATGTTTTTTAATAAATATAGGGAAAATAAGAAAAGTATGAATTTTGTGGTATTTTAGTCACATAAAAAATCATCTAAAGATCCAATAAGTAAATTCTTATCAGACATATCCTTAGATTCTGACATTTGTTCTTCCTTATTTGGTTCCCTATTATATATCCAAGATCCGGGAGTGGATGGTGATGTTACCACGTCCCAACATATTAACTCAAAGTCATCTTGAACAATGTTTTTCCCATGTTCCTTCTCTAAAGAACCCACTCCTCTAGAAGATACACCCATCTTTAAATTATTACGTAGTAAATTGGCGACTAAATCCCCCTCACAAGAGATAATTCCTTGATTAATAAATCCCGGTGACATTATAATTTCCAACTTTCCCATTAGAACATTTCCTTCCCACCATAATTCTGTGACGTTATGTGAAATTCTACTTATAGATACTATTGAACTCTCCGGATGGTCAGCTTCACCCATTGCCCTTCTTTCGTCAATGAGTTTGGTATAGTTTTCAGCTTCTCTCCTTAAAATATTTTCAGGGTATATTCTTTCATTTTTATTCTCAACACCGTATTTCTGCATTACAGCATAAACAATCAAAGGATCCTCAACTATTGTACCACCCTTAGATAATTTATTTATTTCATTAATAAAATGTTTATTATCTTTCGGTGATATGTATCCTGAATCATATTCTACAAGAATACCTTTTTTATTTACCTCATTACTCTTTAATATTTCTAACATAGTGACATACTTTACTAATAAGTATATCTATATTAAGAAAAACTTTATTTTTTAGTTTTATAAAAACTAAAATGATCTTGTCGATCTAAACAACTACCTATTACATTTTTTATGATGTTAGTGGCACTGTTTATCATCTTTGGTTTAGTAACTGGTATATTGTTTTTTTGGAATAGTGTTATTTCACATGACATAAAACTTCTTTTACCCTCACATATACCTGAAGATCTCATATTTAAATCTACAATATACTTATCAAGGTGAAAATCATTTACATCTATAGTAGAATGTAAATTATGTTTTATTTGTTTTCTTAAATTACTTATTACACTATCATAATTTATATATTCTGTTTCTTTCATTGGTTCACCCCAAGCACATAAACTAATGTATATACTTTTTGGGTCTTTATTGTTGACGGTACCTAACACTATTTTGTAACTTGAATCTATTTCTAAAGTTATTTCCTTTCCACTTTTTTTCATTCATCATATTTTATTTTTTATGTTATTTATGTTAAAATATACTAAATATATATAGGTTTGTCAAACACGAAAAAACCCACCTATAAGGTGGGTTTAGTTGAGTTGGTTTATATTAAAATATAACTATTTTTTATCTAACAATTTCACTAATATGACAACTGCTAACATTCCTACAAATCCTGAGTTACCTAAAGACTCAATTAGTGCCGTAACATTACCCACGACATCCATCCCGAATACTGCACCACCGAATAGTACCTGAGCTAAGATGCCTACAGTTAAGAATGTCATTAGTAAATCAGTAATACCAGAGAAAAATGTTTTAACACTTTCGAATACCTTTTCCATAATTTTGTTTTTTTAATTTTTATTATTAGTTAAATTTAACTATTGATTCTAATCAGCGTCAACCGATTGTTTAAGCTGGTAAACCTTACCTATATCTCCAACATAGTCATCTGAATTATAAGTCATCCTTAATAACTTATCTTTTACCTTGAGTAACCTATCTTTCATATCAAGATCAGAGTTTTCGGTCAACCTATTATCAATTAACTCTATACATTCTTTTTTAAGATTTATGTATACGTCTTTTTTTGATTCTTCCGTACCATTTAAAACTGACTTGATTATTTTTTTTTCACTTTCTGTTATATCACTATATTTTAGATTAAATCTATTAATCGCCATTTTAGTTAATACACTAGGTGGTAAATTAACAGATTCGAATTTTTCCACTTCTTGTTCAGGTACTTCCATCATCTTTTTTGTGATAAAATTAATTGACTCTTGAATTTTGTCTATAGAGGAAGCTGTTTTTTTAGTTTCTACTAATAGATTAATATGGTTATACAATTCTATATTCTCTTTAACTAATTCTTTACCTTTTAATAAAGATAGTAATTTTTTTACCCCACTGTTAATTTCTTTTTTATTTAGATTCTTCAAAAGGGATATATTTTCTTTAATATAATATTTAGCATCCGATTCATTAGTAAATTTTTTATCACTTAAATTCTTATACAATAAAAATTGTGATTTTAATGTTTTATTTTCTTTTAGTTCTTTCAAGTAACTAATAAATATTTTTTTACCTTTATTATCTTTTTTAATGATAGATTCTGATAGAATCAAGTTAAAGGTGTCTTTTATTTTTCCAAAGTTATTCATACTTTTTTTATTAATAAATATTAAGATTTTATAAAAAAGTCTATTTTTATTCTCCTTGTATTAAACCGTCTATCTCTTTTGTCATTTGTTCGATCTTAGAATTTATATTTTCTACATCATTATCTACATTAATTATGTTTTTGTCGTTATCTATACTTTCTAATAATCTTTTTAAATAAATATTCTGGTATTTTTTGGTTTTATTAGTTAACTTAGATTTATTTTCTTCTACTAGTAGGTCACCTTTTTTATTCGTAGACTCTACCGCTGCTTCTGCTGCACCAGATTCAGCACCCGCTTCTGCGGTTGCACCACCCTCCATCTCAGCACCAAAGTCACTACCGCCACCACCAAAGTCACTACCGCCACCACCAAAGTCACCGCCACCACTATCATCTCCTTCTTCACCACCACCACTAGTAGGAGTTGTTCCGAATTCACCATATAAAGTATCCACCCTATCAAATATACCAGTCTTCTTAATTATTGTAGAAGTTTGTTCCATTTCTGCAGACGCAGCTTTTTCCATTCTTTGTTGTTCTAAATCATTTCTAATTTCTTCTTCACTCATCCCTAAAATCTCTCTTTTAGCTCTAGTCATAGAATATGCCCCAAAACCGTTACCCGCATCTGATACAGAATCTTTATAGAGTGTTACTTTCATTTGTGTTTGTTCAGTTTTTAACATATCCGCCTGAGTAGAAGGGTTATTAAGTGACAATGTAAAGTTTTCTAATTCATCTTCTAACCCTAAAACATATAAATGAATAATTGCAATTTTATTTAATTCTTGTATTATCGATTGTTGTATTCTATTTATTGTTCTTGAAAATCTAATATCTTGTAGGGCTAAATTTTTACCCTCACCAGTTACCTCCTCGAAACCCAAAAATGGTTTAGGTACCCTAAGAGCTGTAAATAATTTTTTCTGTAGATATTGTATATCCGCAATTTCTGATAAATTAGTTGCACCTGGAAGAGTATCAATTGGGCTAGGTGCGTTAGGATCCCTAACAGGGATAAAATAATCTTGATCTTGAGCCATTTGATTATACCTAGTATCTATTTGACCAGTTTTTTGATCAATAACTGGACTCCTTTTAAAGTTATCAGCAATTTTATTAATATATGCTGGGACATCTGCCTCATCAATGTTACCAACAAATATTTTAAATATCCTTCTTTCTGGTGCTCTAGTTACTCTATATATTAACATTGCATCTTCTGAAAGTAATAGTTGTTTCCATATTCTTCTGGCTTTTTCCAATACTGATGTACCATAAGGTAATCTCCTATCATCACCCAGTAGTCTAAAATGTGCTACTTGCCAAGCGTTAAATTCTATATCTCTATCACCCCATATAAATTTAACTGGGTTAAATTTATCTTCCGTTTCAAGACTAGAATTTTCACCGAAACCATCATTTTCTTTTCTACTTATTGATATATTGGGTAATTGTTTCACGTTGGTTACCCCTTCTTCACCATCTATATTCAAAAATAAAAAATTATCACCGTATTTACATGTGTTTCTTACCCACATAGGTAAATTTGTGTGTATGTCTAACCTATTGAAGAATAAGTCTTGTAATATTCTTTTAACTCTTTTACTTTCTGAAAAAATATTTAAAACCCTACCTTCCCCATTTTGGGTTGTAGATTCTTCCATAAAAATATCTAATGCTGCCGCTATCTCCGGAAAAAATTCCATACCCTCAAAATCTGCGTATGAAGCTAATCGAGTAGTTTCATAATATATTGAGTGTTGATATATCTCATTATCAACCTTAGTCCACATATCGGAAAGATATTTATTTTGTTGCATGTGCAACTTTTTATAATCATATTCTTCTTTAGATTGTGTTTTAAGTAATTCTTCATTACCTAATGAATATCTAGATTTACTTTGTTTCTGACTTATCTCAGGTCCGAATAAGTCACCTAACTGTTGAAATATTGTTTTTTTTCCCATTTTATATTGTATATTGTTTTACCATTATAATAAATATCTACTAAAAATAAATATTATCTAATCCCAAATAACCAATTAAATTCACCTTTATCATTATCACCATTAGATACCTCTTTTGGATGGTACGTTGGGGTATTAGTGTAGAAAGGGTTAACATGTGGTTTATCTACTTTATTAGATTCATTATCACTAGACACAGTAACCCAACTATCTAACATTGCCTTTGTTTGTTTTTCTATAGCTTCTAATTTTTTAAATGTTGTTTGTACAATGAATATTGGCATAGCCAATGCCATAATTATATCATCATGATACCCATCCATATGATCTGGTCTACCATTTCTATACACAAAAGTCTTTAATTCGGAAATCAATCTAACTGATCTAATAATTATTTTCCTTTCTCTTACATGTTCTTCTAAATCACTAACCATTTGTAATCTTGTATTCCCTACATTATACCCTGGAACTTTATCACCTTGTTTGTATAGAGTTTTTGCATATTTTTCACTTAAACTTCTACTTTTAGGGTCATCATAATGAAGATATTTATATTCCATTTCTAAAAGTTTCATTACCGTTGAAACTCCCATACCACCAGTTATATCTACAACTGTATATGCTTGATAAAGATTCCCATACTTATAAACTATTTCTGCTAATAAATCAGGTGGTAACTTATATTGGAATTCAGCCACCTGCTCTAAACCATCGAAGTCTAATATTACTATAGTTGAACTGTCTGCCCCATCACCTCTAGACACATCCACACCCATAATATATTTATGACCTTCTTGTGGTTCTTTCCATATCCACATAGATTTTTCCATCTCTGCCTTATATTTTGGTTCTCTAACATAGTTTTCGTTGTGATATTCGATGTATTCATCATCTATAACGTTACCACCAGAACTAACAAATGACACATCTAATTCTTGAGCTATTTGTTTTTTATCCCCATTCATATCCCTACACATTTCTTCATACCATGGTGATGATGCTTTCCACCCATCTTTAACCATTATAGTATAATCATCTATGTGGATACTACTAGTTTCGTATGTTTTACCACTATATTCCCACCTCAACTTCTCTCTACCGATACTCTCACAAACAATTATTTCTTCCTCACCCCTTAACCACCTTAAATTTCTATTATATCTTATATCTTCATGCCACCGCATCTCAATAATTTTAAAATTGTTGTCTCCTTTCTTTGCACCGTCATACGTTCTATAATATAACGCATCTTGCCCATTAGGTGTTGATATTAACGTTACCTTACCACCAGTACCCAAAGAGGTTAATGCAGCACCAAATACCTCAGCACCATTATCGATAAAGGCTGCCTCGTCCATTATTAAGAATGTAGGGGTATACCCCCTAAGAGCATCTTTAGATGTCGCCAAAGCTTTAACTTCACATTTTGTACCCTTTGTTTTTATATGTCCCTTAGCTTCAATATCTAAATATGGGTCACCTTCTTTTACTCCCCATACCCATGCAGGTATTTGATCTAAAAAATCTTTTATTTTTTTAAGAAATTCTTGAGCTAAAGTTTGTTTATTCGCTAATACCAATACTTTCCAAGGGTTATTAGGGTCACCGAAAGCAATTTTTATTGCAATATATGCAGCGGTAGTAGTAGATACACCTGCCTGACGAGGTTTAGTAACAATATTTCTATTGTGTTTTTCATATGATTCTATTATTTTTTTTTGTTTAATATATAACTTAAAGGGGACAAACCCTTTTTGTGTTAAATCATATGTTTTCAAAAACGTTTCAACCGCATATATGGGATCACCTAAACAACGTGCGTATATTTTTAATTTTTCTGCTCTATCCATAAGATTAGTTTACTAATAAATATAAAAATGTGAATAAAACTATTAAAATGTAACTAAATTATCATTTTCCCAAGATTCATAATTGGGTCCTAACTGATAGGTAATATTTCTACTCTGTTATTATAATTCTCATATTAATAAATATTAGTTACCACCATATAAATTATCTCGTAGTGAATCATTAAAATAATCACCCACTATGTTATGGTTTGGATAAAAATAATCTAAGTCAGGAAATCTCAGCTCATCCCCACTTTCACTTAATACCTCCCCCCATGAGTATATATACCCTGAATAAGAATGTTCTGGGAAATCTGAAAAGGTGTTCATCCATTCTTTATATAAATCATCATAATCTTCTTGTTTGATGGGGATTTCTAACATATTTAACTCATTATTTTTATCTGACCCCGGAACCTGCACCCATTTTGGGGTACCCCCGAAAAACCTTTCCAACTCTTCCATTGCTACACC